TTCCAAGTAATGTCCACGCCAGTGCGAACTGTGCTGCCCTCTTCATACAAGAACTCAGTCACCGTAATGTCAGTAACTGCCTCAGGTGATGCTGAGATATTTGTGATGTCCCGCTGCGTAAGGTTTAGATCCTGTTCAACAGCGTTGTAGATGCTTTCGTTGTACTTGAGCGCAGTAACGCTGAACGCGCCATCATCCCCCTCAGAAACCGATACAACGCGGAATTGTTGCGATTGGATGTCAGTGGTTTGAATCAACCATGGGGCGTTGGCTGCAGGCGCTTCACTGAAAGCATCAGTGACTTTTACAGCGGTGCCATCAATAGTGTCGATGTCCCGCGTTTCAACTAAACCAGTTGGCAAGATCACCGAAACGGTAGGACCGTTGCCCGTGTTGACATCTAAATCAGTTTCACTGTCAATCGTTATCTGCGACGTTGTGGCAGAAGAGACGCGGCCATTTCTACGTGTTCCACTGCGTAATGGGTCTGCAATGTCTACAACCATGCCAGGCCGCAAAACAATGCCTGAATCAATCCCAATTCCAAATGTGCAAGTTTCGTACAAATCTTGTTCACTTAACAGCGTCCACTTTCCGAGCCTGTTGGCTTGCCCTTGCGAATAGCAACCAACTGCCTTGATGTCTTTGTTGTTGACGCCGTACTTTGCAACTGCGTTTTCGTCTTCAACGTATTCAAAAGAAACTTCGCCTTGCTCTTCATAGTTTTGATACGCAACAGTCGCGCAGGTGTGTCTGCTGCGAAGCGACGAGCCGGAGTAAGAAAACAACCCCTCAACAACATTTGATGGGCCTAGCGTATATTGCGCGTCAGACGGCTTGTCCTGCAGAAGCACAAGCGACCCAGCGCCGTAGTACGAGATTCCCCTAAAAATGCTAGTCATCTCTTGGATAACGTTAAAAACCTCTCTGCGCTGATTAATTAAAAGATTGCAACTGAATCGCGGCTCTTCACCACCTTTGCCGTCATCAACCAACTCGTTGCAGTATTGACTAATTGCAAAAAAATCATAGCGATCAAGTGAAGATTCAG